AACGGCAACACCCGCTGGCCGCTGCAGGCCCGCAGCAACAAGGAATTCGAGGCCCTGGCGCGACCGGGGATGACGGGTCAACCGTCCGACTACCTGGTGGCCGACTCTCAGGTGAAGCTGCACCCGATCCCCAACGCCTACTGGAGCCTGGCTTGGGACATCGTCGCCGTGGTGCTGCCGGTCCTCGACTACACCGACGATTCCTCTTCGAACCGCTGGATGAACGAGGGGCAAGACCTGATTACCGCGCAGGCGAAGATCAGGCTCTATCGTGACTACCTGTCGGCGTCGGCGTCGGATCCCCGGCTGACCTTGGCGCTGGCTGAGGAGAAGGACGCCTATTCGAACCTGCGCGCCACCTCGACCCGGCGCACCTCGACCGGAAGGCTGCAGCCGTCGTGGTAGCTGCCCCACAAAACCCCGGCCAGCCAACCGCGGCTCTGGTCGAACCCGGCGCGCCGCCGTGGGCGCAGCGCATGGTGCTGCGGCTGGTCGAGCGCTTCTGGCCGGTGTTCCCAGTGCAGCCGCTGCGGCTGCAGGCGATCGATAAGGCCAATCTGCCCCCAGCCGCGGCGTGGCCGGGGGCAGTGGTCTATATTCACGATCTCAAGAAGATCGGCCTGTCGAACGGCACGGCGTGGACCGACGCGATGGGAGGCGCTGTGTAGATGGCCTCTAGTTATACCACTCGCGGGCGGTTCACTCTCCAGGCGACGGGCGAAAACAACAACACTTGGGGCAACATCCTCAACTCGGGCGTCTTCCAGCTGGTGGACGACGCGATCTTCGGCACGGTGAGCTTCGCGCTGTCGGGCGTGCATGCGCTGACCACGGTGAACGGGGCGACGGAAGAGGCCCGGTTCGCGGTGATCAACGTCACGGGCGGGACCGGCGGCCAGATCACCCTGCCGGCGGTGTCGAAGCTCTACACCGTGCGCAACGCCTCGAGCGGCCAGGTCCAGATCGGCGTGGCGGCCTCGCCGATGGCGATGTTCCAGCCGGGCGAGGTCGGCAACTGCTACTGCGACGGCGCGACCACCTATCGGGTGCGGGCGACCGACTTTGGCGGCCACACGCTCACCGGCCTCGGCGTGCCGATCAACCCGACCGACGCCTGTACGCGGGCCTACGCCGACAACCTGGCGTTCAATTCGATCAGCCTGCCGGGTCAGCCGGGTAACGCCGGGAAGTACCTGAAGACCGATGGCACCAACCCGGCCTGGGTGCAGATCAGCGGCGGCGACATCGCACCGCTGTCGATCACCACTGGCCTGCTGGCCGATGGGCTGATCACCACGCCGAAGCTGGGCGCTCAAGTGGTGACTGCGGCGAACATTGCCAACGGTGCGGTCGGCACGCCGCAGATCGCGGCCAACTCGATCAAGAACGGGATGCTGGCGGATACGGCGTTCAATGTGACGGCGCCAGCCGGAGCGGCGGCTGGCTGGGGGATGCAAAACAGCGACCTCAAACCACGCTGGGCGATCAGCAAGAACGCCGGGGCGGAAACCGGCGCCAACGTTGGGTCAGACTTCTCAGTCGACCGATACAGTGACGCTGGGGCCTATCTTGGGACGCCGCTCTTCATCAATCGCTCCAACGGCGGGGTGACCGTCGCCGGGTCGCTGGCGGTCAATGGCAGCGCAATTTTTCTCTCTGGGCCAGTCGCAACCTATCGGACTTTTTACCTGCAAACCGCTGGTCAGTCTCGCTGGGGCTTTACGATCAATAATGCTGCCGAGGCAGGCGGTAATGCCGGGTCTAATTTCACGATTGACGCCTTTGGCGACAGCGGCGCCTACATAACGTCGCCCATTCAAATCACCCGCGCCAGCGGCGTAGTGACGTTTAGTGCCTCGCCGCTGGCGAACGGGTTGTTCCAGAGTAACGGCCCGAACGGCTCTGCCAGGGGTATGCAGCTATACACAAGCGGCAGCTTGCGCTGGAACGTGATTTGCGACTCGTCAAACGAGGGCGGCGGCAACAACGGCTCAACGTTTTACATTCAGCGATTTACCGACGCTGGCGCTTACATAGACAGCCCTCTGCAAATCCTTAGGGCGAACGGTCAGGTATGGATTGGCTCTTTGGTCGTATCCGCCAATGCATCCGTCAACGGCACCCTAAATACGCCTAATCCAATTACGGCCGGTAACCCGAATGCTATTGCAGGGAACTGGGTGCTGACTGGCTTCTTCCAAAGCGGCGCTTGGTACAACGCCCAGATGGCGGGCGTGAATGTCAACAACACCACCGGGATACTGTCCTACGGCTCAGGCCAGAACATGCAATGGTCGAACGGCGCGTCCGACCGGCTACGGAAAGCCAACATCAAAGAGCCTACCGAAGACCCGCTCGCCATCGTGCGGAACCTGCCGGTCTGGTCCTGCGACTACGCCCCTGAGCCTGCCTCGGACGACCCGGAGTGGGCCGTCACCCCGGAGCATTGGCCGTTCTCGTTCATGGCTGACGAGGTCGATGCGGTCATGCCGCACGCAACGATCAACGACATCGAAGATAGCCGCCCGGTGGCGCTGCACCCGCACCACCTTGTCGCGGTCCTGTGGGCCGCCGTGCAGCAGCTGACCGCGAAGGTCGAGGCGCTCGAGGCGGCGCGCTGATGCAGACGCCGTTCACGCCGCCGCCTGGCCTGACCAGCGACAACACCACGTTCGCCTTGCCAGGGCAGTGGGCGAACGGCTCGCTGGCCCGGTTCTACAACGGCAACTGGCAGATCAAGGGCGGCTGGGAGCGGCTGACGCTGGCGGTGCTGAACGGGGTCTGCCGCACCGTCTATGCGTGGCTCGACACCACGAACAACCAGGACATCGCTTTCGGCAATCACAACGGCCTGCAGCTGTGGCAGGCGGGGCTGCTCTACGACATCACCCCGGCCAGCTTCGTGGCGGGCTCCATCGACGGGACCGGGCAGGCCGGCTACGGCACAGGCCCTTACGGTCAGGGGACCTACGGCACCACCAGCGCCGCCGACCAGGTGGGCTACTATCCGCTGACCTGGAGCCTGTCGAACTACGGCGGCGACCTGATCGCCAACCCGCGCGGCCAGACGATCTTCATCTGGCACCAGAACGCCGGTCAGGTGGCCGTGCCGCTCACCGGGGCGCCGGCGAACGTGGTGTTCACGCTGACCACGCCGCAGCGCCAGGTCATGGCGTTCGGCTGCAATGAAGAGGTGTCGGGCGTCTTCAACCCCTGCGCCATCCGCTGGTCGGACATCGAGGACTACAACGACTGGACGACCTCGCCGACCAACAATGCCGGCGAGTGGATTCTCGCCAGCGGCGGCAAGATCGTCTGCGCCCGCAACATCGGCGACTACCTATTCGTCTGGACGACGGTCGGCCTGTTCCTCGGCACCTTCGTGGGCGCGCCCGGCCAGACTTGGAAGTTCGAACGCGCGGGCGAAAACTGTGGGGCGATCTCACCTGGCGCACCGATTGTGAAGCTGCTGCACGCGGTCTGGCTCTCCCCCGACAAGGTGTTCTGGGAGTGCAGCCTGGGCAGCGAGCCGACACGGGTCGACTGCCCGATCCGCCAGATGTTCATAGACGACATCGCCCAAGGCCAGGCTGAGAAGATCGTCGGCTCGTCGGTGTCGTCGTTCGGTGAATTCAGCTGGTTCTACCCAGATGGCCGAGACGGCTTTGAGATGTCGCGGTCGATCACTCTCAACCCGGATGGCTGGTCGCATGATCTGCTGGCGCGCTCGGCCTTTGTCGACGCCAAGGTCACCGACTACCCGATTGGCGTCTCGCCGGATGGGCAGATTTTCTACCATGAGAAGGGCAACTCGGCGGACGGCCAGCCGATGACCGGCTTCCTCGAGTCGTCGGACTTCTACCTCAGCGAGGCCGAGGGCGGCATGCTGGTGAACGGCATGTATCCCGACTTCAAGCTGCAGGCCGCGCCGATCCAGATGACCATATTCGCGCGCGAATTTCCCCAATCGGCGGAACGGGTTCACGGTCCCTGGACGCTGGTCCCCGGCCAGAACAAGCGGAGCTTCCGCCTGTCGGGTCGGATCGCCCGCGTCCGGTTCGATTGGTCATCGACTCCGTGCTTCGCCCGCGGCGGCAGACCGGAGTTCGACGTGCAGGCGATAGGAGGCCGCGGATGAGCGAGGCCGAAGACCAGAACACCTGGGGCGACGAGCTAAACAAGAACGTCACCCAGATCACGGGCGAGGCCCCGCCTGACCCGACGCTGGTGCAGTGGGCGCGGTTCAGGGACCGCTTCGCCGAGGCGATGGCGGACGGCTTCTGGACCCTGGACGACCTCGAGCAGAAGATCGCCACCCGGCGGGCGTTCTTCTTCCCCGGCCAAGAGGCTGCGATGGTCGCCGAGATCGCGGTCTATCCCGGCGGCTTGCGGGTGTTCCAGGTGACCTGGGCCTGCGGCAACGTCCCGGAGCTTCTGCAGATGGCGCCCGGCGTCGAGGCGATGGGGCGGATGCTCGGTTGCCAGCACATGCTGATCGAAGGCCAGGAGGCCTGGAAGAAGCTGCTCGCCCCACTGGGCTACGACCTCTACAGCGTGACCCTGCATAAGGCCATGTAGCCATGGGCCTGTCGAACAAGACCACCAACACCTCTGCCCAGCAGCAGAACACGGCCACCACCACCCCGAACGTGCCCGACTGGATATCGCAGCCGGCGCAGAACATGGCGGGCGGGATCAACTCGCTGATTGGTCAGGGGCCGGCGGCTTTCTCGCCGATCACCAACCCGACGCAGCAGGCGGCCTATACCGGGGCGGCGAACCTGACGACGCCGACCGACGACCCCTACAGCGGCGTCTCGAGCGCCATCAACGGGATCAACCCGGTCACCGGGGAGTCGGTGCTGTCGGGCCTGCAGAGCTACATGAATCCATACGAGAGCGACATCATCGACCCGACGCTCGCGGCCTATGACCAGCAGTCGGGGATGACCCAGGCGGCGCAGGCGGCGGCAGCGGCTAGGAACAACGCTTTCGGCGGCTCGCGCTACGGCGTGCAGGAGGCTCAGACCGCCCAGCAGCTGGCGATGGGCCGGGCGCAGACCCAGGCCGGGCTGCTACAGAGCGAGTACGGCACCGCTGCTGGGATGTCGGAAGCCGACGCCGCGCGCCGGCAGCAGGCGGCGCTCGCCAACCAGGGCGTTCAGGTGCAGCAGGCCGGGATGACCGACACGCTGGCTTCGCAGCAGGCGCAGCTGGAGGCGCAGCGGCAGGCCGATGCGCGGGCCAACATCGGTGTGCAGGCCGGCACCGGCCAGCAGGAATACGAGAACCAGACGCAACAGTCGCAATTCCCGATCCAGTACCAGCAGATGATGGAAGGCCTTCTCTCGGGGCTGAATCCGTCGCTCTACACCGGCCAGACGGTGACCGGCAGCGGCACCTCGTCTGGGACCTCGACCGCCAACCAGAGCCTCGGCTCATGGTTCGGCGACTTCCTCACATCGGTGGCCTCGAGTGCGGCCAAGGGCGCCGGGTCAGCAGCTGCGATGGGAGCATAGGCGATGGCGAGCGGCTTCCTTCAGGGTTTGCACGACACGTTCCTGGGGCGTCCAGATACGATCACGCCAGGCGCATCGATCGCCACGACGGATGCCGATACCGGCCTGCCGCTGGACAGCGATCCGATCCAGGCGCCGCCCAGTTACACGCCGGGGGGCGGCGGTCTGCTACAGGGGCTGCGGGCGCCTATCGGCGGCAGC